CCAATTTCCCTTAACTACCCGTTTTTCTTCAAACCCATACAAGATGGTATGGATAGACCGAAAACTGAATTGGCGTATAGGGTTCCTGCTTCTAAGTTAACCAGAAAAGGTATACAAGCAAACGAAGTACGCGAAGAGCTTGAAGGTCTTGATACAACAATTGACTGGAAGAACACCGGTGATAACTCCTATGATGGTGAAAAGCTAAAGCTTCTGGTACATGACGAGAGTGGTAAGTGGGAAAGACCAGACAATATATTAAACAACTGGAGGGTAACCAAAACCTGTTTACGTTTAGGTAGCCGAATTATCGGGAAGTGTTTAATGGGTTCAACATCGAATGCATTAGACAAAGGCGGTGAAAACTTTAAAAAGTTATACCACGATTCTGACGTAACAAAAAGAAATAACAATGGTCAAACAAAGTCTGGTTTATACAGCTTGTTTATACCAATGGAATGGAATTATGAAGGTTTTATAGATGAACACGGACAACCAGTGTTCACAACGCCATCTGAAGATGTTTTAAGCCCCTTTGGTGACGTTATTGATGTTGGGGTTATAGATTACTGGAATAACGAAGTTGACGGCCTTAAACAAGACCAGGATGCTTTGAATGAATATTACAGACAATTTCCCCGTACAACTGAACATGCATTTAGGGATGAAACAAAAAGTAGCATATTTAATCTCGCTAAAATCTACGAACAAATTGATTATAACGAGGACTTGCGTAATACTAACATTGTAACGCAAGGTAATTTTCAGTGGTCGCATGGTGTAAAAGACACAAACGTGGAATTTATACCTAGCTCACAAGGGCGTTTTAAGGTATCATGGGTACCAAACGCTGAAGTACAGAACAGGCATACCACAAAGAATGGAATTAAACACCCAGGCAATGAGCATATGGGTGCATTCGGATGTGATAGTTACGATATTTCAGGAACGACAGACGGCAAAGGTTCCAAAGGCGCGCTTCATGGACTGACTAAGTTCAGCATGGAAGATGCTCCACCTAGTACATTCTTTTTAGAATACATTGCTAGGCCTCAAACTGCAGAGATATTTTTTGAAGATGTGCTTATGGCGTGTGTCTTCTATGGGATGCCAATACTTGCTGAGAATAACAAGCCTAGATTGCTTTACTATTTTAAACGTAGAGGATATAGGGGTTATTCAATGAACCGACCTGACAGATTGTGGAATAAACTTTCTGTAACTGAAAAAGAGATAGGCGGCATACCTAACTCTAGTGAAGACATTAAACAAGCACATGCAGCTGCTATTGAGATGTACATTGATAAACATGTTGGTATAAACACAGAGGGTGAGTATGGCAATATGTATTTTAATTCTACATTAAATGATTGGTCTAAGTTTGATATAAACAATAGAACAAAATATGATGCAGCTATAAGTTCAGGGCTAGCTATAATGGCTTGCCACAAAGATATGTATAGACCCCAAGCAGTAATTCAAAAAACGAAATTAAATCTCAAAATTGCCAGATTTGGTCAAGAAGGGGAATTATCGAAAATAATAAAATAACCATATGGCTAACGCAGTTATAAATAGTTTTTTCCCTAGTCAAGTCGCTAGTGACCAAGAAAAGATTTCGCAGGATTACGGACTTCAGGTGGGACGAGCTATTCAAGACGAATGGTTTAGCAGTAACTCAGGTAATTCAAGATTTCAAAGTAATCAAAATACTTTTCACAATTTAAGGTTATACGCAAGAGGTGAACAGCCTATACAAAAATACAAAGATGAATTGTCTATCAACGGTGATTTATCTTATCTTAATTTAGATTGGAAGCCTGTACCTATATTATCAAAGTTTGTTGATATTGTGGTTAATGGCATAGCTGACAGGGCTTTTGATATTAAAGCTTATTCGCAAGATCCATACGGTATAAGCAAGCGAACGAAGTACATGGATTCTATTATCCGTGATATGCAAACAAAAGGGCTTAACGAATACGCTCAAGAAGCTTTTGGTATTAATCTTTTTGAAAACCAGCCAGACAAGTTGCCGGATTCTCAAGAAGAACTAGAGTTGCATATGCAGCTTAGTTACAAGCAGGGTATTGAAATTGCAGAAGAAATCGCAATTAATACTTTACTAGATGGTAATAAGTATGATCTTACTAAAAAGCGTACTTATTATGATTTAACAACATTAGGCATTGCAGCCGTTAAAAATAACTTTAGCGAATCTGAAGGAGTTACAGTAGAGTATGTTGACCCGGTGAATATGGTATACTCTTACACAGAGTCACCGTATTTTGACGATGTATATTATGTAGGCGAAGTGAAGTGGGTGCCTTTAAATGAACTTAAAAAGCAATTTCCTAATCTTACTGAAGATGAAATGCAAAACATACAATCAACCGGGCAGCAAAGCTACGGTGTGTATGATCAAAGTTTAGGAGCATACGATCAAAGAGATAACAACACGGTGCAAATACTTTATTTTAACTACAAAACCTATATGAATGAGGTTTATAAAGTTAAAGAAACAGCGACAGGCGCTACTAAAGTAATTGTAAGAGACGATCAATTCGATCCACCAGTTGAAGCGTTTGAAGCTGAGTACGGCAAAATGTCACGATCATTAGAGGTTTTATATGAAGGTGTACTTGTATTAGGTACTAGTATACTTCTTAAGTGGGGAATGGCAGAAAACATGATGCGCCCTAAGAGTGATTATAGTAAAGTTAAAATGAACTATAGTATTACTGCTCCTAGAATGTACAAGGGTCGCATAGAATCGATTGTAAGCCGTTGTACTGGCTTTGCTGATATGGTGCAGCTTACGCATTTAAAGATGCAACAGGTACTACAGAGAATGATGCCAGATGGTGTTTATCTTGACGCGGATGGCTTAGCAGAAATTGATTTAGGTAATGGTACAAATTACAACCCTCAAGAAGCATTAAACATGTTCTTCCAAACGGGTTCTGTTATTGGTAGATCATTTACTCAAGAAGGTGATATGAATCCTGGCAAAGTGCCTATCCAGCCGTTACAGACTGGTGCTGGTGGTCAAAAGCTGCAAACACTTATACAGACATATAACTATTACTTACAGATGATACGCGATGTTACGGGGCTTAATGAAGCACGTGATGCGTCTACACCGGATTCAAGAGCATTAGTTGGTGTGCAAAAATTAGCAGCAGCTAATTCAAACACTGCTACAAGACATATATTAGATTCAGGATTGTTTTTAACTTCTGAAACTGCAGAAAGCTTATCGCTACGTATATCTGATATCATAGAGTACAGTCCAGCTAGAGAAGCTTTTATACAGAAGATAGGTGGGTTTAATGTTGGTATATTAGAAGAGCTTACAGATTTACATCTACATGACTTTGGCATTTCAATAACATTAATGCCGGATGAGGAAGAAAAAGCAATGCTTGAGAATAATATTCAAACTGCATTGTCTGCTGGTTTAATAGATCTTTCGGACGCTATTGATATTCGCGAAGTTAGAAATCTCAAATTAGCTAATCAGTTATTAAAATTAAGACGCAAGCAGAAACAAGAAAAAGATCAGTTGATGCAGCAGCAAAACATGCAAGCACAGGCGCAAGCCAATATGCAAGCGCAACAAATGGCTGCTCAAGCTGAAATGCAAAAAGACCAAGCTTTATTCCAGACCAAAGCCCAACTAGAACAACTGAAAGGTCAGATAGATACACAAAAGATCCAGGTTGAGGTTGAGGCTAAAAAGCAATTAATGGAATTAGAATTCCAGTATAATATGCAGATTAAAGGAATTGAAGTAGAAAATGCTAAGCGCAAAGAAGGCGAAATAGAAGATCGCAAAGACAATAGAACAAAATTACAAGCAACACAACAAAGCGAGCTTATAGCTCAAAGACAAAACGATTCCGCACCAGTTAACTTTGAATCAGGAGGTAACGACACTCTAGGGCGCGGTATGGGCTTAGGTAGCTTTGATCCTAGGTAATAATTAAAGAGTACTAATTTTATAATATTTTATCATGAGTGAAGAAATTCAAAACGAAGAGGTGCAAACCGAGGCTGTAGAGCGACCGGGTGTATCTTTAAACCAAGATGGCGACATTAAGTTAGATATGCGCCAGCTCAACGAAAAACCTAATGCCGATACAGTCGAAGAAACAACAGACGTGGCTACAGATGAACAAGCCGAACCTGTACAAGAAGTGGAAGCGGAAGTACCACAACAACGAGAGCCCGTTCAAACTGAAGAACCCGCTGAAGAACCTGTAGAGTTTTTACAGGAAATTACAGAAGAAGAAGTAGAAGAAGTTACTGAACAATTACAAGATGAAGTAACAGAAGCTATTGAAGAGTCTATCGACAAAGGGATTGATTTGCCAGAAAACATTCAAAAAGTTGTAGACTTTATGGATGAAACAGGTGGATCACTAGAAGATTATGTTAAGTTAAATACAGACTACGCATCGTTAGACGAGAACTCTTTGCTAAAAGAGTATTATCAACAGGCAAATCCTCTTTTAGATAATGAAGACATAAACTTTTTACTAGAAGATAAGTTTTCGTATGACGAAGACATGGATGACGAAAGAGATATTAGGCGCAAAAAACTAAATCGCAAACAAGAGCTTTCTAAAGCAAAAAATCATTTAGATGGTCTTAAGTCTCAATATTATAGCGAAATAAAAGCTGGGTCAAAATTGACTACAGAACAAAATAAAGCGGTAGATTTCTTCAATCGCTATACAAAAGAAAGTGAAGAAGCAGCAAAAGTTACTGAAAGACAAACTAGTCGTTTTAAATCTGCTAGTGATAAAGTTTTTTCTGACAGTTTTCAAGGGTTTGATTACAATGTTGGAGATAAGAAATATCGCTATAAGGTTAAGAATGCTGGTGAGGTTCAGGAAACCCAAGGCGACATTAACAACTTTATCAAGAAGTTCTTGAACGAAAAGAATGAAATGTCAGATGCCAAGGGCTACCACAAATCTTTGTTTACAGCGATGAACGCTGATTCAGTTGCGCAACACTTTTATGAGCAAGGCAAAGCCGATGCAATGAAAGACAGTATGGCAAGAACGAAGAATGTTAATATGAATGCGAGAGGTGTTCATGAACAAGTAACAACTTCCAACGGCACAACTATACGCGCAATTGATTCGGGAGATAGTTCTTCCAAGCTTCGGATCAAAAGTAGAAGAAAAAAATAATAATCCATTTAAAAATAAAACAAAATGGCAAACGGATCATTCGCGACGGCGCCAGCGTCACTCGCAAATTTAAGTCACTTAACCCCACGTCCT